AGTGTATGCCTCCGGCTTTGAAGCCGAGATGGAACAGAGAGTAGCAGACATTGTTAAGTATCTGAAGAAAGAATACAAGAATGTCACTGGGAACACCGTGAGCTTAACAAAAGAAGGCGAAGTAGATGTGCTTGTGCAGAGTACGTCTCGCGTTCATTCTTGGGCAACCGTTTACCAGAAGTATAAGATCGGCGGCATGGGAGAAACCGTGCTGGTCGGCGAAGGTTCTACAGACCGTGTAGAGAAGAGTTGGAAGACTTTCCTCGATCAAGGCGGCTGGAAAGGAAAACGTCCTCAGAACGATACCCGCAAAAAGGGATCGGAGATTGAAAAATGAAAATAAGAAAAGCACAATTAAAGAGAATAATCAAAGAAGAGCTTTCAAAAGTTTTGAATGAGGGCGCTTTAGAGAATGCACTTTTCAAACAATTGCGAAACCTCGCCGGCACACCTGCTCCCCTCGAGGATCTATTTGACGACCAGAAGGGGACAGTCTGGGCTCAGATGGAACAAGACGGCGCCACGCCGGCGGAAATTCAACTAGCAAAGAAGGAAAAGGCAGCTTTTTATCGTGGGCGCGGCCCACAGGTCAATACATTTGAAGACGAGGAGGGCCGCAACGGCTGGTATGGACCTCTTAACAACGAATTTCAATGGGCTGTTTCTGGACCTCAAGGATCCGAAACGATAAAATTGAGACAAGATTTAAGTTAATATGAAACTAACAAAAGCACAACTTAAAAGAATCATTAAAGAGGAGTTACTAAAAATGAGTCAAGACAATAGATGGGGAAAACCAAGAAAGAATGTTAAGAGAAGAGATCCAAGATACTTTTTGAATGAGGCTTGGGGCGAACGGTTGCACCCCCAAGATGCGGCCGCAGCACTGCTAGCCGACTTCCAGGTCGGCACGCACCAAAATCAACATCAGAATGCTCAACAATTCATACAGCAGTTGGCCCAGTCTCCCAACGCGCAGCCGTATCTAGAGCGATATGGATACACTGTAGAAGACCTCTCAAAACTGGAGCCGGTGATAAAGACACAATTTGCTAGGTGGCAACAGGAAGCCAACGCTGCGAGGGCCGTTGGTTCTGATCCCACTGTATACCTAAAGCACCCGCGCAACGGTACCAAAGTGGGCCTTGATGTAAAAGAAACAGGCGAAGTTCTAAGAGTAAAATGAAACTAACCAAGACCAGACTTAGGCAGATGATTAATGAACAACTCCAAGAGGGGTTGTGGAGTGATATAATGCAAGGCGCCGAACCACCACAAGCACCTTCTCCCGAAAACGTAGAGAGAGTAAAAGAATGGGCTCAACGCAGCCAACCTTTTTCGCTTGACTCTTTTGTTAGTGTTGATGTTAGGGGTTTTGATGATGTGCCTGGAGATGAGAAGGAACAGATTATGGCGATACTAGAAGAAGAGGGTTTTATTCGTCCTTGCACGACTTGCCGAGAACCGGAAAAATATTGGGAAGTCGGCCCTGCTGCAGCCATGCAGGAAATGATAAAACAAATTACGAAGGAAGTGTTAGCAGAGGTGTCGCCACTACCGGTGGAACATCCGGACCTGGGGGATGTAGCCCGAGTCGCCGGTATTGAGCAGAGCGCCAGAGGCGGCTCCTTTTCACGTCCACCCAAGCTAACTGACGAGCAGGAAGAGAGGCTAAGTGATTTAGGCTACAGGCTGGGAAGCGGTGGCGGTCTTCATTGGGAAGATATCGGGAACCTCACAGCTTTCTATGAGACACAGAACAAAGCGCTCCCGAAAAAAATAGATCCTGACGAGATTATTGCCTTCCTTATGAACTACCCGGCGTTTCGAGATTCCTATGAGCAAGCTGGGTTTGATGAGCGAGATATTGAAGATCGACCCTAGTTATGTTGTATGAGTTTTCAACTAACCAAAAAGCAACAAGTAAAAGAAATATTAAAGTGCGGTAAAGATCCCTCGTACTTTTTAAAAACCTACGCCCGTATATCCCATCCGTTACACGGGCTTATTTTATTTGATACATATGACTTTCAAGATGAGTTGATGACAAACTTTAATGACTATCGTTTTAATGTTATTCTAAAAGCGCGCCAGTTAGGCATATCAACTATCACCGCTGGCTATGTTGTCTGGATGATGTTATTTCATCGTGACAAGGCTATTCTTGTAATGGCAACAAAGTTTGCGACAGCAGGGAACCTTGTCAAGAAAGTTAAGAGCATTATGAAGCAGCTTCCGCAGTGGCTCAAGATTTCAACAATCGATATCGACAATCGCACATCTTTTGAACTTTCTAATGGGTCCTCAATTAAAGCTGCCTCAACATCTGGGGACGCCGGTCGTTCCGAATCTTTATCATTGCTTGTGCTTGATGAGGCCGCCCACATCGAAAACTTAGAAGAACTTTGGACAGGCTTGTATCCCACACTATCAACTGGTGGGCGCTGTATCGCCCTGTCAACGCCAAACGGAGTGGGAAATTGGTTTCACAAGACGTGTGCCGACGCAGAAGCCGGCGCCAACAACTTTAATCTCACCACATTGCCATGGGACGTGCACCCAGAGAGAGACGAAGAATGGTATCAAAAAGAAACTAAAAACATGTCTAAGCGCCAAATTGCGCAAGAGCTTCAGTGTAATTTTAATACCTCAGGTGAAACAGTGATTGACCCGGCATGTATGGAATGGTTGCTTACTACCGTCAAAGAACCGAAGCATCGGACGGGTTTTGATCGCAACTTCTGGATTTGGGAAGAATATGATCCTACATGCAATTACCTTCAAGTGGCTGATGTAGCTAGAGGTGACGGTGCAGACTTTTCAACCTTTCATCTTATTAAGCTAGAAACTTTAGAAATTGTCGGAGAGTATCAAGGAAAGATAACTCCCGATTTATATGCAAATATGCTTAATCAAGTAGGAAGAGAATATGGGAATGCAATGTTGGTAGTGGAGAACAATAGCATTGGTTATACTGTTTTAGACAAACTAGTTGAGTATGGATATCCCAATATTTATTATTCTATTAAGTCAACACACGAGTATATCGATCAACACCTAGCAGAGGCACGCACCAATACTGTCGCCGGTTTTACAACCTCCATGAAAACTCGCCCACTTATAGTTGCAAAGTTAGAGGAGTTTATCAGAAATAAACTAATTAAGATATATTCTACGCGTATCGTTAACGAAATGAAGACCTTTATTTGGAGGAATGGTAAACCACAAGCTATGAAAGGTTATAATGATGATTTAATAATGGCGCTCGCCATCGGCTGTTGGGTTCGCGACACTGCTATTCAAGTAAATGCCCGTGACTTAAACTATCAAAAAGCCTTTGTGGACTCTATTATTACTACCAATACAACTTTTAATACCCGTGTAAAAGGTCAACAAGGCTACAAACAAGACAGCATTCTTGATAAAATGACGGAAGCTAAAGACATGTATACCGAATTCATGTGGATTATAAAGTGAGATAAAATATGGCACCACCCAGAAAGAACCCCAACAATCCAGAAACCAGTTTATTTAAGGCGCTTACGCGGCTTTTTTCTGGTCCTATTATTAATTACCGCTCCCAGTCTGGGAGAAGAATAAGAAGGCAGCATTTAGATAAATTTTCGTCTCGGTTTAAAACAGCGTCCGGCCAGCAGTTTAAGAAGACTCTTTATAATCCTTTGGATGTGTTGGCTAGCAATGCCATAAGCAACCAACGTCGATCCGAGCGCTACATTGATTTTGATCAAATGGAATACATGCCCGAGCTAGCTTCAACGATGGACATTTATGCGGATGAAATGACAACCTACTCTGAGCTTCGGCCAATGTTGAACATTAAATGCCCCAATGAAGAAATAAAAGCGGTACTTGCGGTCCTATTCGACAACATTTTGAACCTTCAACCTAACTTATTTGGTTGGAGTCGGACAATGTGTAAGTATGGCGATTTCTTTTTGTATCTAGATATCGACGATAAGTATGGGGTAAAGTCTGTGATTGCTTTGCCTCCCCAAGAAGTAGAAAGATTAGAAGGACAAGACAGTACAAATCCCAATTATGTTCAATTTCAATGGAACAGCGCCGGGATGACGTTTGAAAACTGGCAGATTGCTCATTTTAGAATTTTGGGCAACGACAAGTACATGCCTTATGGGACGTCCATCTTGGAAGCGTCCCGCCGCATTTGGCGCCAGCTAACACTTATGGAAGATGCCATGATGGCGTATCGAGTCATTCGCTCCTCGGAGCGCCGCGTGTTTAAAATTGACGTGGGTGCTATCCCTCCCCAAGACGTGGAACAATATATGCAGAAGGTTGTAACACAACTAAAGCGCCATTCTGTCGTTAATCCCGAGAGTGGGCGCATTGACCTTCGGTATAATCCGATGAGTATTGAAGAAGATTATTTTATTCCTGTGCGTCCCGGTTCAGCAACAGACATAGTTTCACTTGCCGGCGCCGAAAATATCTCACAAATAGACGACATTAAATATCTCCGCGATAAAATGTTTTCCGCACTCAAGATCCCCCAGTCTTATTTGACAATGGGCGAGGGAGCGGAGGAAGATAAGACAACTTTGGCACAAAAAGATATCCGCTTCGCTCGGACTGTCCAAAGACTCCAGCGTGTAGTTATTGCCGAACTCACCAAGATTTCTATTATTCACCTTTATACGTTGGGATTTCGAGGCGATGATTTATTAGGATTTTCTCTCTCGCTGAACAACCCCTCTAGAATTGCAGAGCTTCAAGAGCTTGAACATTGGAAGACAAAGTTCGATACTGCCGCAGCCGCCACCGAAGGGTATTTTTCTCGTCGATGGGTTGCAGAGCATGTGTTTAGTTTATCTCACGAGGAATTCCTCCGTTGTCAGCGCGAAATGTATTACGACCGCAAGCACGATGCCGCGCTCCAAGGTGTGGCTGAGGCGGCGGCCGCAGGAGAAACTGCCGGTCTGGGAGGAGATCTGGGAGGAGACTTAGGAGGAGATCTGGGAGGAGACTTAGGAGGTGAAGAATTAGGCGGACCAGAAGAAATGCCGGCCGGTGAAGCAGAAGGCGGCGCAGAAGAAAGTGCCTTATTGGCAGCACCGCCTGGCTCTCGATCATCACCACGACTCACGCCGGGCGCGAAAGGAAAAGTGTATCACCCAGTTAAAGATGACAAACGGACAAGCAGCGGGCCCCGCAAA